ATGAACCATATAGTTACTCCAACTTTTCTTATCACCATCGGAAAGTGAATCCCAATACAATGTATTTTGTACATTTGTTATTTGTTTTATGTGGTCGAATAAACTCTTAGACATTTTAGAACCTTTTATATAAATAGTTTAATTTTTTCTGAAAATGAATTTTATTTAAAGTAATCACCTTTAATAAAAGTAGCGAGAACAAATCTATCATTACCTGTAAATTTCTCTACCCTATGACCTGCAAAAGATGGAAAAATAACAAGTCTACCTGGTTTTACTTTAATAGGAGCATCCCAAATAACTAAGTTTCCACCCTCAAAATCATCATTCAAAAAAACAATAGCTGTTAATTTTGTGGTGGTATCAAATACATTAATTTCCTTTTCAAATACCTCATCACTATAATCACCGTGAGCTAGTTTATTATCTTCAGGTGATAAATCTGAATGTAGTGGTCCATTTTCACATAACTTTTCGAAATCTTTCGCAAAGTAATGTTTTCCGTAACAACCACCAACTCCACCTATATTAAATTTAAAACACATAGAATTGGCCACTTTAACTACATTAAATATTTTATCTTTAATTGGGTCATTATTAAAATCAACCCAACTACCATTTCTTTCAATAAAATCTTCATTATCAAACATTTTATTTTGAGTTTTTATTTTTTCTATAATCTCATCACACTCATTTTGAGTCAAAAAATTATCTCTCGCTATCGCCCATTTAAAATCTTTGTTCTTTTTATACAAAACTATCTCCGTTCATCCAAGTTAATAATGAGTATCGTGTACCTTTAGTAATAGGTATCACTCTATGTGATAAAAAAGATGGAAATACAATGATACTTCCTTGTTTTTTAGTAGCAACATAATTGTTTTCACCCAACTCATCTGTGATTCCAAATTCTAAATCTCCACCCTCATAATCTTGTTCATCACTCAACTGAACAATAGCAGTTAATTTTCTTGTAGAAGTTTCTTTAGAACCTACATCAGTATGCCATTTATATTTACCACCAATATTATATTTTAATAACTTTACATCCTCTAATTCTTGTATATTATATTTGTATATAGATAAGTTAGCCAACTCTAATACCATTTTTATTTTATTTTTAATATAATCATCTTCAAATATAATCTCTTTTGCATCACGAACATTTTTATTTAATAACGAGCCATTATATTCACCAGCTAATTCTGAACTTGATGTTTTATTTTCATCAAATAATTTTATAATATTATCACATTGTGTTTTTGATAAAAAATTATCTCTATGAATTACAAATTGAAAATTATTATTTTGTTTCATCATTTTCTCATCTTATGTAATATTTTCATATACTTTTCTTTTGTGTCGTTTTCACCAATACTCCATTCAGGAACAAAATATTCATCTTTATATTCTTTTAAAAAGTAATCTACATATTCAGGTATTTTAATGTTTACTTTATGATATTTTACTGAACTATTTTGTAATAAACTTTTGGAATATATATTATCCTCAGCTAAATATGTATTAAACCAACTTACAATAGTAGTTTCTTTGAATACTGATAATAACCTTAGTGGTAAAAACATTCTGTTTATATCATTATAGGTATCAAAAAATACACCATCAAACTTTTTATCTGGTAAATTATCAACCCAATCTCCAAAGATTATTTTTACATTTGGTTTATCTTCTGCCCACTTACAAAGTCTTTTATGAACATCTTTATCCTTTTCAATGATGGTGTGTGATTTAATATTCTGTTGTTGGATATATCCCGCACTAATTCCCATACCAAATCCTAATTCTAAAATATCACCACCATTTTGACAAACTATTTCTGCGTGTTTTTTCATCATTGGATGTTCCCACTCGTGCATAACAATATCTTTTCCATCCATTATACTACACTCATTGAACTTAAATTTTTCTTGTTTTTGAAATTCATACATCATTTAAATGGTTCTC